AAACAAAGTAAAGAATTTGATTTTAATGAAGTAAAAATGATTGAAAAAGAGCTAGTTGAGCCAGAAACAGGAACGGTTAGTAAATACAATGTAAAGGAGATTAATTAACATGGCAATGCAAAGTAAAGTGGCAAAAAATCAAACAAAGTCAACTGGAATTAAGGTATTTAATAATTTAATCAATAGTGATTTAATGAGAACAAAAATTCATCAAATGGTTGGTGCGACTGATTCACAGGAATTTATTACAAGTATTACAAGTGCAGTCAACACAAACCCTGCACTCGCTGAATGTGATCCGCAGACAATCATTAGTGCAGCATTATTAGGGCAGTCATTACATTTAAAACCTAGTCCACAACTTGGATATTTCTATATGGTTCCATTTAACAATAGAAAGAGAAAATGTAAGGAAGCGCAATTTCAACTTGGATACAAAGGATATTTACAACTGGCTATTAGAACTGGTGAATATATTGATATTGATGCTATTGAAATTAAAGAGGGCGAATACAAGGGGCGCAACAAATTTACAGGTAGACCCGAATTTGAATTTGTAGAAGATGACGGCATTAGAGAGAATTTGCCAGTCGTTGGGTATATGGCGTATTTTGAAATGAAAAATGGATATATTAAGCGATTATACTGGTCAAAAGAAAAAATGTTAAAACACGCTGATACATATTCTCAAGCGTTTTCTAAAAATGAAACCACTGTAACAAATCAATATGGTACATATAAAAAAGTATCGTTTGCTGATTATGAGGCTGGAAATTATGATGGTGAAAATGATTGGCTTTATTCATCATTCTGGTACAAGAATTTTGATGAAATGGCAAAGAAAACGATGCTAAGACAATTATTATCTAAACATGGTTTATTAAGTACCGAAATGCAAAAAGCAGTTGAATCCGATCAAGCCGTTATTACAAAAGATTTACAACCAGAGTATGTTGATAATGAAAACGTAATTGATAATGCAGCGGTCGAAAAAGAGCAAACTCAATCCATTGAGGAAAATGCAGCACCAACTGTTGAAGAAGTTATGGATCAAGTAAATCAACCTCAGCCTGAACCGGTGCTAGAGGACATTGATCCAATGCAGATGTAAGGAAGAATTATAAATGGCAAAAGAGGTAGATACAAAAGGTTACATAAAATTGTATAGAAAGGCACAAGAAACAGAAGTGTTTAAAAATCCATATGCTTGGCAACTGTTTACGTACTGCCTCTTTAACGCCAAATTTAGTGGTTCAGAGGCAGGAACGTTTATTGCTACAAAAAAGAAGATAGCAGATGATTTAAACATAGGAAGACCTGCTCTTGATAAATTTATGAAATTCCTAAAAACAAACAACTATATTGATTACGAATTTACAAAAGGAAGTAGAGAAGGAGCAAAAATAAAAGTCATAAATTACAAGAAATATCAAAGTGACTAATGTAATCCTCGATTACATGAGATGTAATTTTAGATTACAAGAAAAGTAATCCTCGATTACATGAGATGTAATTTTAGATTACACCTTATCCTTATATATAAGAACGATAAGAACGTATAAGAACGGTAAGAACGTATATATAGTTCGATTTAAGAATTTTCTTAAGAAATTATTTGGCTGATTTTTAAACAAAAATGTGAGGTGATTAAAAAATGGCTAAATTTAGTAAAAATACGATTTTGCTAAATCAAGAATTTTTTGAAAATACAAAAATACAAGAGTTGATAAATAATGAACTTGGATATAAAGCATTGTTTATGTTTATGAGATTATGTGTGTTGGATTGTAATACAACAAATGTAATTGAGTGCATGAAGATATTTAAAAATGATGATTACGAAGAAATTAAAGCACTGCTATTAATTCTTAATGAGTATAACTTACTAAGAAGCAACGACAGTATAAATTTTAAACTGGTATTAGATGATCTAAAATTCAATAATCCAAGAGATAAAGATAATTACATAAAAGCTCGAAAAGAAATAATTAATTATTTAAATCAACGAGCTGGTACAAATTACCGTGCAAATGCCGAAAAGGCTAAAAAACATATTAATGCTAGGCTGAATGAAAAGTACACGGTAGATGATTTTAAAAAAGTTATTGATAAAAAGTGCAATGAATGGATAGGAACCGAATATGAAAAATTCTTAAGGCCTGAGACATTGTTCGGATCTAAGTTTGAAGGGTATCTTAATCAAAACATTCGTACTAAGTCGGTTAAATACGGATACAATCCGTTCCTTAATGATTTAATTGGGTGATGTATATGACCTATGAAGAAACAACTAAAATATTAGCAATTCTTACTGCTATGTATCCAAAAGATTTTGAACATATAAATGAAACCAATCAAGAAGTTGTTACAAAAATCTGGTTAAGACAACTAAGTAACAGGTCTTATAAAGAAGTTTCGCATGCTGTAGAGGCATATATAGCTACCGATGTGTATGGTAAAGCTCCAACAGTGGGAAAGATTAAGCAAATGCTACAGACAGTATCAAAAGCAAATATAACTCCTCAAGAGGCTTGGAATATTCTTTATCACGCAATATGTCATGGTGGATACGATATGCATAGGGTACATGAAAAATTACCGTATGAAATAAAAATATGTGTTACTCCCGAACAAATGTATGAATGGGCGTTCGAAACAGATGCAAAAACTTGTCAGACAGTAATTGCAAGTAATTTCCAAAGAAGTTATCAAGCGAAGAAGCAGTACATTAATCAAATGGAAAGAATACCCGAGAGAAGTATTCAAGCGATAAGAAGTGAAAATATCAAAACACTTGGAAATGACAAAAAACAGAAAGAAATAGAGATGCTTAGTGGACTGTTAGAAGTGCTAGATAAAGCAAAATGATTATATTAAAAAAATGAAAGTGAGAAATATAGAAATGGGTTTATTATTAAAGATTATTTTATTAGTTATTGCAGTAGTTTTATTTTTTGTGTTAGGAACGTATAAAAAAGAAAATGGATATGAGTATGGATTTAAATTTAATAAAAAACATTTTTTAGCATTAATCCCAGTTATTGTATGGGCATCAACATTGTTTGTGGCTATTGTTCCTGCAAACACAGTAGGAGTTAAATATAGCCGTTTAAATGGTACAAGTAATAAGACATTAGACGAAGGTATACATTTAATAACTCCAATGGATAAAGTTTATGAAATTGATACAACAGTTCAGGAAAGAACTGTAAAAAACGTTTCAGTGCAAACTCAAGATGCACAGTTTGTAAAAATGGAAATCAACGTTAAATATCAGGTGTCAAAAGATAATGCATTCAAAGTATATAAAGGCTATAAAAGTTTAGATAATCTAAATAAAAATATTATTGCTAACTATTCTCAAGAGGCATTGAACGAAGTATGTACAAATTACAATGTAATCGATGTTTTAGGGGAAAAGCGTACAGAAATTTTAAATAAGGCAACTGAAATTTTAAACAGAAAATTTGAAAATGAAGGAGTTACATTAAAAGCGCTTGTCTTAAAAGATACCGATGCGGGTGATGAAATTGAAACTGCTATTAAAAACGAAGCAGTAGCAAAAAAAGAGGTAGAAACTGCTGAACAAAAGAAACAGAAAGCACAAAAAGAAGCAGAAACAAAAATTATTGAAGCACAGGGCGAAGCTGAAGCAAATGCTGCTAAGTCATCACAGTTAACTGATCAAATTCTAAAAGAAAAATTTATCGATAAATGGAATGGTGAACTTCCAAAAGTAAGCGGTCAAAGTGAATCATTATTTGACATCAGTAGTATTTTGGGAAAATAGGAGAAAAACAATGAAAAGAGATAATGAACTCGAAGAACTTTTAAAAATATTAGATAAAGCAATAAATGAAAAATTTGAAAATATTTGTAATAGCTCATTTAACGAAAGTAACAGTCAATACAAAGATCCTATACCGGTGTTAAAAAAAGCAATTTGTAAATATGGGAAACAGGCACAGCTAGATGTTGCAGTCGAAGAAATGGCCGAACTCACAAAAGAAATTATTAAATCAAAACGAGGAGCTTCTAATTATCATCAGATTGTAGAAGAACTTGCGGATGTATATATCATGATGACTCAAATTAAATTGATTTATGGAATCTATGACGAAGAATTAATAAATGCTATGGACTTAAAAATCGCACGTTTGGAAAAGAGGCTACAAAATGATTAATAGGGTGGTCCTTGTTGGACGAATGACTAGAAATCCTGAACTTAGAAGAACTCAACAAGGCGACGCGGTTACCTCGTTTACTTTAGCGGTAAATCGTAATTTTACAAGCGGAGACGGTCAACGACAAGCAGATTTTATTAATTGTGTTGTATGGCGCAAACCTGCTGAAAATGTTGAAAGATACTGTTCTAAGGGAAGCTTAGTCGGTGTTGAAGGAAAAATTCAAACCCGAACATACGATGATAAAGACGGTAAAACAGTATTTGTTGTTGAGGTTAGATGCGATAGCGTGCAGTTCCTTGATACTAGAAATCAAAACGAGGCACCTATGGATACTCAAAAAGTTCAGCAGATGGCCAACGATAATTATTTTCATAATGAATCGTCAAGTCCGAGTGATTTTATGGGAGATGTTAATACATACGACATCATGGAAGATGATATACAGTTTTAGTTGCATACGTGCGTTTTAAGCGACGTTTAGGTAAAGAGGTACAGTTTTACCAATTTATCTAGTTTGTTGCTTAAACTATTGCGTATATGCAGTTTACAGGCAAATAAAACAAATTAAAACAAAAGGAGCTATACAAATGGATGAAAACATGAATATCTATGAAAAAAAGATTATTGAATCCAGAGGTAAAAGAATCAGCAGAGCTAAAGCTATTAGATTTAAATGTTTAGATTGTTGTGGTTATCAGTCGAATGAAGTTAGATTGTGCACAAGTAAAGATTGTCCGCTTTGGCGTTATAGAATGGGGAAAGAAGAGCGAGATGAACTTTACTATGCTTCACGCTCGAACTTTGAAAAAGTACAAGATGAAGATATGGAGGAAGAAGAATGTTAATTAAAAAGTCTTACGAACCGTTTTTATATAAATTCTTAGCAATTGCCAAAGATATTTTCAAGAAAACTGGTTCTAAAAATATTGTAATTT